CCGACTTCGATGTTTTCAACCAGGCAACCGGCCGCGTAATCCTCGATCACGTAGTCCTCGTTGATGGACTCATAGTTCTCGATGCGGTCCCGTTTTGGCACTTCGTCAATCAGACGGCGGTGCGTGCCTTCCTGCCAGTAAATCGACAGGTTATCGGTGCGGGTGATAAACATGGCGTCGGCCGGGAAGTACGGCACGCGCACCGCTGGCAGACCGCCGATGCGTTTCTGACTGATAATGACGTCAGCAGCCAGCTGCTCGGTATTGGCCTGCGACTGGTTGACGATCGGGAAGTATTTATCAGCCAGCAGCTGACGGCCCACGATGACAACCAGCTCCGGGTCTTCCTGATACCACGGCTCGATCAGGGTGTTGGTGGCATCCATCACCAGGGCGTCGAGGTTGGCATAATCGCCGTTTTTGCCGACGCGGATTTTTTCAGAAACGACGGTGCCGTTTTCGTCGGTGATTTTGCTCATCACGCGCGCCGGTGCATCGTTGCGGTACTTCTGCAGCCAGCCTACGGCCACGTCCTGCAGCATCGGATTCTTGGCGCGGTTCGAGGTTTTGGCGCGTGTAACGCCGTTGAAACCGATCATAATGCGGTCAAGCGCCTGGCGCTTTACGATGGCATCACGCAGGCGGGCCTGAAAATCTTCATAGCGCGCCCACAGGTCGAGCGTGTTATAGCGGATATGAAAGTCGTAGTTGACCTGCACACACTCATAGCCCTGCTTATCCAGCGCGGCAAAGTCAGCGGTTTCGCGCTCGTCGCCGCCTGCCGTGTCGGTCACACTGGCAATCGAGCCGGATACGCCGATCCCGATTTTCTCGCCCTTCATTTCGGACACCGGCACGATGTTGATGCGGGTCAGGAAGTCGGAAGACTCCTGCACGCGGTTCATAAGGGTCTGCGTGACCGTCGGCTCAACGGTAAATTTCTTGTTCATGTCGTCGGTTTCGACGCCGTTCAGCTCGGCGAGTCGGGTCATGAACTGGTTAAACTTAAAGCGGGTATTCTTGCGCATTGGCGTTCCTGTTTATCTCTGTGTTGGGTTTTAACGTTCAGGCCACGCCTGATTAGCAGTCGGTCTGCGCGCCGGACTTCGGATCGCTGCCGGTTGCCGCCGGGCGGCGGGTAAAGCTGCCGTCGGTCTGCGAAAGCTGGCCCTGCAATGCAGCGAAAGCGGCGCGGTCTTCCCCGGCCTGCTGCTCGATAGCCTCCAGACGTGCGGTGACGGATTGCTCCAGCGCCGACAGCTCCTGCGTCTGGCTCTCCGCGTTCAGCTGCACCTGCTCGGCGACGGCCGTTACCGCCGCGCTGACGTCGGCAAACTGCTCGCTATCGGTTTTCTTTTTGGCAGAAAACATCGCCGAGATGCGCGCCAGCAGGGGCGGTGACGGCTCCGCCACTTCTTCAAACTCGATCACGGTTTCTTCAGCGGCGCTGAAAAGGTTGTCTTTATGCTGCTTGCGGGATTCCAGCGGGTTAGTGTTCGCCGAGGCGCTGAAGCTCAGGATTTCCGTGCCGAGGCTGGCAGGATTGTCGGTAACAGCCAGGCCGATTAGATATGCCTCACCGGTATCCGCGAACTTGGGGTTGTACTGAATTGACGTATAAATTTTCTGGCGTGCTTTGGTCATAGCAACCAGCTCATCTGTTGGATCGATATCCCCGTATAGCGCCAGCTTGCCTTTTAGCGGCCCGTCAGCAATTTCTTCAGCTGACAGCGCCACCACGTCACCAAAGCGGCGAAACGGGCTGTCAGGCGTGATGCCTTTGATGTGCTCAAGGTCAATTCGCGCCCCGTACATCGTCGGGTCATAGTTTTTCGCCATTTGCGCAATGTGCTCACGCGGAATTGCGCGGCCGTCTGTAGTTGCGCCTTCAACTGCGATACGAAAACGCTTTGCTTTGATTGCTGCCATTAATCAGGCTCCGGTCAGGTGTTGGGTCGGTTCGGGGCTAGTTTCCCCGTCGCCACACAATCCCTCAACGAATGCCAGCCCGCTGATGCATCAGCAAACACGGACAGCAGGCGGGCCATTTCCGGCACCGGTAGCCTTGACGGCATGAACATGACACCGACGACAACCATCAGCGATCCCCGCCGCCAGGCCGCACTGCTTTACTGGCAGGGATACTCCGTGCGCCAGATTGCGGAAACGCTGGGCCAGAAAACGCCGACCGTGCAGAGCTGGAAACTGCGTGACGCGTGGGACGATATCGCGCCCATCAGTCGCGTCGAGGCCAGCATGGAAGCGCGGTTGATTCAGCTGATCATGAAAGAGGTAAAAGGGAATGGTGATTACAAAGAGATAGACGCGCTCGGCCGCCAGATTGAGCGCCTCGCCCGTGTCGAACGTTATCGCGGCACCGGCAATGAAGCTGATTTAAATCCCAACGTGCGCAACCGCAACAAGGGTGAGCGCCAGCCGGTCATTAAAAACGAGTTCAGTGAGGAGCAGATTGCGAAGCTGACCGGCGTGTTTATGGATAACTGCTTTGAGTACCAGCTCAACTGGCACAAGGCCGGGCTGACTCACCGCATCCGCAACATCCTGAAGTCGCGCCAGATTGGCGCCACGTTCTATTTTGCCCGCGAGGCGCTGATCGATGCGCTGACCACCGGGCGCAACCAGATTTTCTTAAGCGCCAGCAAGGCGCAGGCGCACGTATTTAAAAATTACATCATCGACTTTGCCCGCCAGGCTGGCGTTGACCTGAAAGGCGATCCCATCGTGCTGCCGAACGGCGCCCGCCTGATTTTTCTCGGCACCAACGTGCGTACCGCGCAGAGCTACACCGGTAACCTTTACCTGGATGAATATTTCTGGATACCGAAATTTCAGGAGCTGCGAAAGGTGGCCAGCGGCATGTCGCTGCATAAGAAGTGGCGCACCACCTACTTTTCCACGCCGTCGGCTCTTTCACACAGCGCCTATCCGTTCTGGTCAGGCGAGCTGTTTAACAAGGGGCGGCGCAACAGAGATGATCGCATCGAGATAGACCTGTCGCATTCACACCTGGCGAAAGGCGCGCTGTGCGGTGACGGGCAGTGGCGGCAGATCGTGACGGTTGAGGATGCGCTGACCGGCGGCTGCAACCTGTTCGACATTGAGCAACTGCAGCTTGAATACAGCCCGGCGGAATATCAGAACCTGCTGATGTGTGATTTTGTCGATGATGAGGCGAGCGTGTTCCCGTTTGCCGAGCTGCAGAGCTGCATGATCGACAGCCTGGAAGAGTGGGAAGATTTTAACCCGTACCTGCCGCGCCCGTTTGCATACCGGCCGATCTGGATCGGATATGACCCGTCGCACACCGGCGACAGCGCAGGCTGTGCGGTAATCGCACCGCCGCTCGTTGCGGGCGGTAAGTTCCGCGTGCTGGAACGTCACCAGTGGCGGGGCATGGACTTTGCCGCGCAGGCGAAATCTATCGAGGACTTAACGAAAAAATACACCGTGGAATATATCGGCGTGGATGCGACCGGCATCGGCCAGGGTGTTTTCCAACTAGTACGCCAGTTTTACCCGGCCGTGCGCGAAATCAAATACTCACCGGAAGTGAAAACCGCAATGGTGCTGAAGGCGAAAGACACCATCAGCAGCGGGCGGCTTGAGTATGACGCAGGGGCAACGGACATCACGCAGTCGTTTATGGCTATCCGTAAAACCATGACGGCCAGCGGCAACCGCTCAACCTACGAGGCGAGCCGCAGCGAAGAAGCCAGCCATGCTGACGTCGCCTGGGCCATCATGCACGCACTGTTAAACGAACCGCTTACCGCAGCCAGCGGCGGCGCTAATCCCTCAATTCTGGAATTTTACTGATGAGCAAACGCAGAGGCCGCAAGGCTTACACCGCCACCGCGCAGCCTATACAGGCAACCGCACCGCAGCAGCACGCCGAGGCGTTTACCTTTGGCGATCCGACGCCGGTCATGGATAAGCGCGACATTCTGGATTACGCCGAGTGCATCGGTAACGGGCGCTGGTTTGAGCCGCCGGTCAGTTTTAACGGGCTGGCTAAAAGCCTGCGCTCGGCTGTGCATCATAGCTCGCCAATTTACGTTAAGCGCAACATTCTGGCCTCAACGTTTATTCCGCACCCGATGATGAGTCAGCAGGAGTTCAGCAAGTTTGCGCTTGATTATCTGGTTTTCGGCAATGCCTTTGCCGAGCTGCGCCGCAATGGGCTGGGTAAGCCGCTGCGCCTTGAAACCACTCCGGCCAAATTCACCCGCAGGGGCGTGAAGGATGGCGTTTACTGGTTTGTGAATGACTGGAAAGAGCCGCACCAATTTTCGGCCGGCAGCGTGTTTCACCTGATGGAGCCGGATGTTAATCAGGAGCTGTACGGCCTGCCGGAATACCTGAGCGCGCTTAACTCTGCCTGGCTGAATGAGGCAGCGACGCTGTTCCGCCGCAAGTACTACCAGAACGGCGCGCACGCCGGGTACATTCTGTACATGACCGACGCGGCGCAGAGCAGCAGCGACGTTGACCGGATGCGCCAGGCAATGCGCGACACCAAAGGGATCGGCAATTTCCGTAATCTGTTCATGTACGCCCCGAACGGCAAAGCCGACGGCATCAAAATTCTGCCGCTCAGCGAGGTGGCGACGAAAGACGATTTCTTTAACATCAAAAAGGCCAGTCGTGACGACCTGCTGAGCGCACACCGGGTGCCGCCGCAGATGATGGGAATTATCCCGGATAACTCCGGCGGATTCGGTGACGCGGTGAAAGCATCTCAGGTCTTTGTGCGTAATGAACTGACGCCTCTTCAGGAAAGAATGAAAGAATTGAACAATTGGCTGGGACTTGAAATTTTAAACTTCAAGCAGTATCAATTTTAAAAAAGTAAAAAAGGGGCGGCGCCCCTTTTTTTCAAAGAAAGTCGAAATATCCTTTAAGAGCGTCATCATTGCTCTGTATTTTGCTAATGTTTATTGCATACAGATCGTTATGCATTTGGATCATTGTTTCTTTTAAATTTTGTTTTATGCCCTTTTCCAGCCCTAAGCGATAAGTAATTACCCCCAAATTTAAATCACTGCTATATACAGGTTCATCATTTTCTAAAGGGTTGGAACTGAAATAATCCGAAAATAAATGAAAGTATTCTGAAAATGGCAAGTCATTCTTTTGAAAGAAAGGCAAAAGAACGTTTCTATCTAAGGGGTTAAGCATCATATCTTTTGAATAAAAAGTGTTTATCCAAGAGTACTTACGGTAGGGTAAAGAAACCCCGGTATACCTTAGCCGCATAACTTGCTTCTCGTCTTTAATTACTGATATTTGAGTTTCTAAAGAATTAGATAGGTATTCGTATACTTCAGTAACAGCAGCGTCGCTGGGTGAACCCCAGTTATGAATATTAAACTCTTCACAGAGAGGGATTAGCATTAATTTAATGGTGTTCTCGCGTTCAATTTCCATTAAAAAATTAACGACATTTGAAAACTTCATATCTGAAATGATACTTTTTGATAACTCCCTGAAAAAGAATACTTTTTTGTCGATACCCAAATCCTTTACGAATTCTGCAGCATGATACTCTTGTATAGATCTATGTAAAAAAACATACCTATCAAATCCATCCTTTTGAATCAAACAGGTGACCTTTATAAAGTCTTGTAAAAGCTGCTCAGGTTTGTTTTTATCATTCAGCAACCCATTAACTTTCATCGATGACTCGACATATCTGGATAAGCTAAGTTCGGTGAAGTCAAGAACCCCATCATTAAGGGACATAAAACATAATGCATTAAAGCAATCAAAAGCTTCTTTATAACTCAAAAGCGAAGCCTTTTCGCGGTCATGATTTTTGATTTTATCGTGTCGTAAATATAAGGTTACAAACAAACTAGAATAGAAATCAACGGCGCTTTGTGGTACGGAATCCAAGTATGGATAACTTATATAAAATAGGTTTACTAAGATGGGTAAATTCATTACCCCTGAAAGGGTATCATTTTTGGATAGTGTCTCAAGCAAAGCTGGCATTAGATCAACATCAATTCCATTCTTGATATTTAACTTACTAATTATAGCAATGATATCTTCTTTTTCTAAAAACTCGACTCTAAAGTTTGTAATGTTTGGCTCATTACATATTAATGTGTCTGGTCGCGTTGTGGTTATTAGTTGCGTTGACATTTGATTATTTATATTAATAATCTCGTCCATAACTCTTGAAACGTGCTCTGAGTTTATTTCATCAAAACCATCCAGCATAAGAACAACTTTGTTACTCTTTAATAGCTCAATTATGCTTTGTTCAGATGCAGGTATCCCGCACTCTAAAAGTATCATCTCTAGATACTTCTTAATCCCAAATTTTTCAGCCTTTCTAAGCTCTATAAAGAATGGTATTTTTACACCATGTTTTAGCTGTTCGATAAAAATTTTTCTTAAAATGGTGCTTTTACCTTGGCCAGCTATCCCGATTATATTTATAAAACTTTTATTTTCAATGTGGAAGCCATCTTCAATAGTGAGTATATTCTCTTCATAGTTATTCACCTCTTTGATTTTTAATGGATGATAAACATCATTTATATAAACGTCACTTTCAGGGCTTTGAATAGTCCTGATTTTTAATGTTCGAGCTACATGTTTAATGAGAAATGATGTATAGCATTCATCTTTATTCATTTCTTCGATAATTTTTTTTCCACTTGAAAATCCCTTTTCCCATTGGGATTTTAAAAGTTGTTCCAGGAGAAATTTTGTCGCAGTGCCAACGCTAGTCTTTACAAACTCTAACACCAAAGGATCCATGACCACACTCCTATGCTTAATAATCAACCATGAATAGTTGATTAATTATTACCCCAGTATTGAATGAATTACTACTAAAACGATGCTCGCGCGCAATGCTATCCCCGCCACGCCTGCCCGCTTTATGCATCGCTTTTCATGCATGTGCATGTGTTACCTCTCAAGCCGCCAGCACTGGCTTCACATACGTTGAGCGATCCAATCTGGATCATGCGGATTCATGCAAGCATATGCACTTTGATGCAGAAGCAAAAAGCCACCTGAAAGGTGGCTAGTGAAGGGTAGGGAAGAAGTAATTAATCATTCAGCTTGGCGGTATATGGCAGCTTCGAAAGCAGATGTGTCGATTGTTCCTGCCATGTCGCTGATCATCGACAATGCCATTTTTAATTCATCTTCTTTGCAGTGTGCGATCAGTGATACGTCAGCAATGAACTGGATGCGTGCAACCGTCTCGCTTAGATTATCTATGTCCATCAAATGATTAACTCCTTCTAGTCAAAATATACTGTATGTATAAACAGTATCATGACGTTTTGGAATCGTAAAGAATCGTGCGGCTCAGATTAGTCCGACTGCCGATTTATTAATCAGGAAACTGTATGCCTCTTTTGCTCGCCAGTGCATTGAAGCGCTTTAATGGGGTGGGATTTTTGCACCGTGTATGGAAGAGGTACCCGCTTGTACCGCTCCAGTAAGAAAGCTCCCCAACCTTGATGGTATGGCCTTTCATCATGCGTACAGCTTCACCGTCGGACAGTGTTAACCTTGAGATCTCAAAGAAACTCTTTTTCAGCGCCTCCCGTTCTGTGCAATGACTAACTTCAGGTGGATATTTATCCGGCTCAAGTTGCTCCTGCGCTGGCTTTTCTTTTAATCGCTTAATAATCCTTCTTCGCTCGGCGCGAGTAGGGGGCTTTGTGAAATCGATAGCGGCTTCAGAGCCTGTCGGCTCCGTACAGTTATTGACAGAACTCCGAGAGGACGCGGACGCGTCCTTAAATTCAAAACCCAAATCAACGGCACGTTTCGGGACAATTTTCCATTGCATCAGACGGGTTAAAATTGGCGTATCGTCGCCAACTTCAGTTGCGTAAACACCCTTAATACGCACGGTTTCCTCGCCGTACTCATTCATGTCTTCGCTTGCCTGATACCAGGTGCGCACAGCCAGCTCGTCACGGCGCACAAACGGGCCTCCCTGGGCGTTAACGTAACCGGCCCAGTCGCCTGCATCGGCTGCGTCATGCGCGGCGGCAAACTCGACGCTAAGTCCGTGCGCGGTTTCGCTGTCAGCCATCCGGCGCAGTTCCCGGTAAACCGTGACCGGCGCGCCGCCTACAAACTGGAATTGACGGATGTGCCAGCGTGCCGCCCAGGCAGAAACGGCCGAGGCGGTTTCCTTAAGGTCTTTGCCGCTTTCATCGTCCGTCTCGCCGTCAAGCGCGTATCCATCGATATTCTTGGAAATGTATTTAGCAACGTAACCCGTCGCGCTGCCTTTCTCCGGGTCGATAGCCTCGGCGTGAAAACGGGCCTTACGGGCCTTGTCGGTCGTCAGCTCGTTGCCGTCTTCCTGCCAGGCGTAGTCGCGCATAATCTCGCGCACGCGCTCAGCCTGTTCCGGGCGCATAAACATCAGCATGTGCCAGTGTGGGGTCGCGTCGTGATGAGGCTCAGCAACGCGGATCCCGAAGATGCGGATTTCTTCGCGGTGCAGCTTGGCGCGGATTTTCTGCCAGACGCTGCAGAGATAACGCTGCGTGTCGGCCGGGCTGGCACCATTCCATTTACGGTTGCGATGGCCAGTTTTTATTGTGGCGTGATAGCGCGCGGGGGCGGTCAGCGTGTAGAAGTCGCCGATAAATCCCATCTCGTTGCAGATGTTTTCAAAGCCGCGAATGCGGGTCATTAGCTCGCAGCGGCGGATCGCCGGATTAGCCACGCTGCCGTCGTATTTCTCGATCAGGCTGATGCGATTGCCTTCCTCGTCTTCCAGCTCCATTCCCTTTAAAAACTCACGGGTACGGCGCTTCTGCTCACGCCACTCAGAAACGGTCATGCTGCTGGCATAGGGGGTGTGCTTTTTGCTGACGTTTGCCAGTGCGATTTGGAGATGTTCACGCCATGATGCGGCGACGCGACGCAGCCTGCCTTTCCACCACTTTTCCGTCTGCATACGCAGGATTGCTGGGGTAACTTCCTCCGGGTCAAAAAGGCGTGACGTGACCTTTTCCCAAAGTGGAGGCGTTTGGCTCAGCTCGCGAGTGATGGTGGCAGCGGTCATGTAAACACGGTGCGTGTATTTGTAATCTGACTCGTCAATGGCCTGCGCGTGTGCCTGTACCAGCTCGGCGAGAATGAAATTAGCTACATCCCCGGCAAGCAAATCGACGTCGGCGCGAGCCATATCCGGCAGGCGGTTAAAGCGGCGCATCAGCTCCCAAAGAGTGCCGCCCGCGCTGGCTGCGCCAGCCTGTTTAGTAGCATTGCCTGCCAGCAGGTTAAATGTGCCGCTGCTCATTTCACCAAGGCGATATTGAGCGTTAACGGTTTCAACGCGTGGCAATGTGCGCTCAACAAATGTTTTTGTTAAGTACGCATTGGCGCGGGCTGTTCCCTGTTTCTTTTCCAGATCGCTGACGCGGCGTTTAACGTCGAGCTGTATCAGCGTCGGCTGTTTTTCGAGTAGTTCCTGCGCACGCACTAAAGCCGCAATCATCTGAATGCGGCTGTGCATTTCCTCATAGGTAGGGTACGGGCTGGCGATGGCTCCCCGTGGAGCATTCCACGGGTAAGCGTATGCTTGCGGCACATCAGAAATGGTATTAGTTTCTTCGCTAATATTAAAAAGGGAGGCATCCAATGGAACCGGAATCATCTACTCAACGCCCTTATTACGCCGAGAATATTCAATTTCTGGATGGCGTGAGAGCGCCTCTACGTGCTGTAAGACTTTTATCAGCGCACGACATGTATGCTGCTTGCGACGCGTTTTTGGGTCAGACACAAAACTACCGACCAGAGCGCTGGCTTGGCTCAAAATCCAGTCGAGACGATCTTGTTCGTCTTTTCGTATGGAATTTTGGAGCAGAGTGGCTACCTCACGGAGAATGGAAAGGCTCAGTTCAGCGCGCATTGAATAGCGTGCGCCTACAGCTAAAGAGCAACCGTAGACACGAATTTGATGAGTGGGATGATTGGGAATCTCTACAGTCAGATATTCACATTTCGCTTCAAGCGACTCGCAAGACTGTTGAGTTTTTCTGCGCGGGCGACCCGCGATTTCTGCCAATGCCGACAGACTTGTTCTTAGTCCCTGATCATTTCGGGAAATTTCTTTGCTCACTTGTTGCCGGCACTGTGAGTCCGGCATGGATCGCAACGGTTGATAGCGAAATGACACCGGGATGCCGTAATGGGCTGCATCCGATTTATGCTGAACGTGAGATTTAGAATTGCTCATGCAGCACCGCCTTTGCGTGAATTGCCGAATCTTTCTTTGATGTCCTGGCAGTTAACGCAGCGTGTAACTCCATAAATGGCGCGGCGACGTTTTTCAGGGATAGGAGCGTTGCAGTCTTCACAGAAAAATGCAGATACACCGACAGGTCGATTAGTGATTAACGCAATGTTGCGAGCAAGCATTTCGTCAGTGCGCTGCTGTACGATGTCCATTGAGTCAGCCATTAGTGCGCCTCCTCAATCTGTGCCTGGATTTTTTCTGCTTCCTGATCAAGTAGCTCTGCTGCTTCGACACAGGTTAATTCTTCCCGGCGAATTTTAGAGGCCAGGATGTTAAGGCGGCATATCATGAGGTCAGCACGACCGCGACGTTCTTCGCGACGTGCATCATTCAGCATCATATCAAGTTCGATATAGGAATCAGGCTTAGTGGTACCAGATAATTTATTCAGCATGTGATTTTCCTTTCTTCAGGCAAAGTGAATCCCGGCGGGTTTACGCCAATTAATTTCTTTAGTTATTTAGTTTGAAAGAGTCATTCGTTTGGGAAACAAACTCACAACAGCTTTCAGGTGATTCATTGCGCGAATCAGTGCGTTTCTTTCATAAGTAGTGAGATCAGTAAAATCGGCTGAGTGCCGGTCTTTACCGATGTTTGCCAGAAAAAAAATGGCACTTAAAGCACGCTTGTTATCCTGATAATTGCTGTCAGTAACATCGCGCATTTCAGCAATAAAACGGGCTACATCTTTTTCGCAATTACTGCCCATCAGTTGAGCCCGAAGTAGAGCAACATGATTCAGCGCGGCAACACGTTGACCGGCTGTCAGTTCGACCAGCATGGAATCGCCTTCGATAGCCATGATTTGCCTCTCTTAGGTAATGCCTGTGCTTTTACTTCTGAATACGACGGAATTGCCGGGTTCCAGCGCTTACCGTTTTCTCCCATGATCCATCCATGTCCGTATGACATGGATGGGCTTTGGCTTTTAAGCCTTGCTGCCAATGAGATCATGATTGCCCCTCAACTTATGCCAAATGATGCACCGATGCCGCTGATGGCATCGACAGTTGAGGACAGTGCCGGGTTAGCCTGAATACGCGCCTGTACTGCCATTGCGGCCAGTGTTAAGCAGCGAATACCGCTATTAACATTTTGCAGCAGGCCACGTTTACAGTTGGCAGTCATAGGCTCTGTAGAGGTTGCACCAGCTGCTAACTGGCCTACTTCTGCGGTGGCTTTCATGACATACAGGGGAAATTTTTCATCTGCGACTTCATTTACCGGCACACAGGGGAGGCACTGGATTTGCGCAAGCAGGCCATCAACTAATGTTGCATCCTCAGTGACATCGGTAAGAGCTAAAACTTCTAAGACGGTAAGTTGATGCGGCTGGTCTGGATTCAGCTTATTACGCAGAGTTTGCGCGCGCATCCCGGACTGCTTAGCGACGTCTTCCATGTTGTGAGCTAACGCGAATTTGCGACAGGCATCGTCGTAATGGGTATGGGTAGAAACCTTGAAATCAAACATGCTCAGATCCTTCTTAACTTGCAAAATCAAGTTATGGTTTGATGTAGCGGCATTTGATTGCCTGCTGGCGGTTCTTTTCACGCCACGCAGCAACATTGATAAGCGGATTGCCATGTTTGGTCATGGTGGTTTCTACCACTTCGCCTGTCTTACGATTGGTGCGGTTCTGCGTATAGGTGAAAGATGGGGTAGGGGCGAGCAGCACAACCCCGTTAGCAATCCATTTCTCCAGCACTGACAGGCTAATGCGGTTGGCTGCAGCAAAGTCCTGTTTAGACATTGTTGGGGATGTGGCGAGCGTGACGGCTTTGTTTACGGCGTCGTTTACCGCTTCGCTGATGGCTGGCATCAAAATCGCTGCGACATTGGCAATAAAATCTTGAGATTGCACTAAGTCAAATGCGTTCTGACTGTTTGCATTTTCAATATGCATAACGCAATATCTCCTGTTAGTTAAACGTGTTCTATGGTGTTTCATATGGTGTGCAGACACTTTAGATCCGTTTTTCTTATCTGTAAATAAGAAAATCAAATCTAAGGTTTGTTGATGCGCATTGAAAAAGCTGTTGGGTCTGAAGTTTTAGAGCGAATGCTTTCTGCTTACGGCTTTAGTATGCAAAAAGAGCTGGCTGAGCATCTAGGAATAGCTAAAAGCAATGTTGCAGGCTGGGTGCAACGCGGGCAGGTTCCGGGTAATGCTATTGTGCAGTGTGCTTTAGATACTGGCGCTGATCTTAATTGGTTAGTAACAGGTGAACTTGAAAAAGCAAACTTGATTCATGAACTGCCTAACCTGTCCGGTAAAGCTGTTTACGATGAAGTTATGGCTAATGGTGGTAAACCTGTTCTTCGCCGTATCCTTGATGCATATGGATTTACTCTGCAAAGGCAACTTTGTGAATTATTGGATATTTCATCAGGGACGGTCAGTACTTGGGTAAGGCGGAATTATTTTCCTGGTGATGTTGTTGTAGCATGTGCGCTTGATACAGGTGTTGATCTGTATTGGCTGGCTACAGGCAAGGGAAATCAGTGCAAAAAAGTTTCGAAAGAATCAAAAACTGATTCAATTCCGCGTAAAAATCTTGCCGCTGGCACTTTAAATGATGCTGGTATGTGGGAAGTTAACTTGAATTTCATTTCACATGACATATCCGAACCAATGTTCATATCTAGTAGCAATGCTGCGTGGATCATTGACATGAATGTTGGAGAGATTAGCAACGGCCGTTGGCTGTTAGGAATTGACGGGAAATACGATGTTTACGATATTGCACTTTTACCGGGTCGAAAAATTAGCGTCACAAGCAAGGGTGCAAACTTCACATGCGGCGCTGAAGAGGTGAAAACTACTGGTAAGGTAATTTTAACGATAGATTATAATTTTTAAATAAGGTAAAAGAGTAGCGATATATTATTGCACTATCCATTCAGATATTTTTTTAAATTTAAAATCTATTGAAATAAAAGTGTCAATGAGTTTTATCTTTTATTTACTTCTGTGAAATGACTAAGGTCTTGGGGGTTTTTATGTTTACGGATTGGAATGTTTGTAATTCTCTACTGGCTTTGATTTCTTCGTTAGCTGATTTTATAAAAAATGACAGTAAAAAAGATAATGCTACGAAGCCAAAGGAATTGTCATATCTTTTATTGAAAACACACTCTAGCTTCAAACAATTGCTTAATACCTTGAAGAAGATGGATGATAAAAAGATTTCTTGGGTTGAACATGATGAGGATATGGGGCATTCGGTTAATTTTATGCATGCTCAGACCGAGAAAATATATATTCAATATCAATTGGAAGGGGATGTCGAGGTAAAAAAATACTTTAACTTTTTGACAAAGTTTAACTCTCTCGTTAATTCAATATCTTCTGATGTTAATAAAAAAATCTATAAGCATAAACAAATGGCACTTTCCCTTATGGGCCGAGATTATGACGATGAAGGGGATATCAAGGTTACTTATGCAAAAGCTAAGGGGTTGGTGGATGATATTTTTAAAGACACTGAGTCCATTAAAATAACTCTAGAAAAGCTGCACCTTCAACAAAATAAGATTAACGAGCTTGAGGAAAGTTATAGGCATGCGATATCTAAATTTAGTTTGAATGAAGATGAGTATGAATTGAAACGTTCGGAGATAGATAAAGGGCATATAATCTCAACAGAGCTGATAAGAACACATAAGGATATTAGTGTTCAACTTAAGCAGTTAAAAGAGGATTCTGTTGAATCAATTAAAGTAATTAAGAGATTAAATGAATTTGCCACATCCCATAGTAAAAATTATGAAAAAAACTCAGGTGAGCTTGAATCACTAATAGCGAAAACAAAGGAAATAATGGGTGATGCTTCAGCTTCAAAAATTGGTGAGCATTTTAAAATACAATACGACAAATCTAAAAAACTTTTGGCACTTTGGCCAATAATTAGTGGTTCTTTTTTATTATGTGCTATATGTATCTGCCTGCTTACAGTCTTTCCTGAATTATATGTAATGGTATTCGGTGGAGATGTTACAAACCATGTTTCTGATAATGCTGTGCCTTTTTTGATTTCCAGAATATTAGTAGCGCCACTTTTTTTAGCTGGTGCTTGGTTCTGTGCTACTCAATATATAAAGCAAAAAAATATAACAGAAGACTATGCTTACAAAAAAGTACTATCTCTTTCTCTATTGTCAATAAAAGCGGAAGTTGAGAAGACTGGTGAGAAAAATACTTCTGATTTCATTCGTGCAATACAAGGTGAGATAGTTAAGTCACCTTTAGAAACTTTAGATAAGAAACATTATAAAAAAGAGATGGAGTTTTTGAGAAAAATTCAGTCAGAAGCAGTTAAAAATATCATGGCCAATACGTTATCAAAAGGTAAGAAAGCAAGAAAAAAAGTCGATAACGAGCTTAATTAACAAGTATAAGCTTAGTAAGTAGGTTCTTACATAACACTATATTAGTTTAAGATCTGCAAAAGCTATGGCGACTAGGTTTGAGCCATCCTGTCGCCAATCTTAGTTGTAATTATCTGATTTTATTGAAATGCAATAATATTCGGTCTTTTTTTGTGTGTAAAGTTCAGAAACTACTCCAGAACGCCTGAAGAAGATGAATTACTGGAGAGGGTAAGAGATTATCGCGATCCACTCTTGTCCTCTGGAAGAGGCCGCAACAAACTGAAGAGACAGACGCCTGCGTTTGCAGGCGTTAATTATTTGCCCAACCAGCGTCCGGCCAGTGCAGACTCAATTAACAGACGAATAGTCAGCGGATCGTGCGGCGCGTTGAAATCTTCCGGGAAATATTCGGCAAACGTGATAGTTTCAGGATTAATGCCAAATCTTTCAGCATACCGCTCTAGCAATTCATACGCGTCAAGAGGATCCATGCGAAAGTCATTGTTCAGATCGGTATCCAGTTCAAGCTTATAGCGTCTGAACGTAAACAAACTTCTGCCGTTATAATCTTCAACCAGCGCAAATACAGCTTTCTCTATATCCTCGTTTACCATATCTTGTCTTCCTTATGAGCAAGAAGGTTATATTTTGCCGTAGATTTCCAGCCAATTTCTGCCACATCAGCGGCCATAATTACCCAGCCTAAAACCGGGATTGTACGACCGACGAACGTCCCCAGCTTGTGAGTCATTAACATTTTAATTTGAAGAGGGTTTTTAGGGTTCTGTATCCACGTGGGTAATCTGAATGGAAGACGGTAATCCCGTAACAGCTTTCGAGAATAGACCGAAGCATAAGAGGTGCCTTTCCATGCTCCGTTTAGCTTACCGGATACGTCAATCGTATTTTGTCCCGAGTAAATCGCAACCAGAGCGATGATATCCTTTGTACCGCTGAAGTGCTCTGCAGTCACATCAATCATTATCCAGAAATAAAGCTCTCCTGCGGAAAGGTTAGTAAGCCCGCCATAGAAGTAAGTTCCGTTTAACTGCTCCGTTGTATCCATACCATTCCCTTAAATGGGTACTGTAATGGTCAAAACTGTATCACATCAATTCCGGTCACTGCCAGATGCTGGCTGGCGCTATCTGATGCATTTTGCGACTCTCAAATCCATAGTTGTCGCTCCGCTGTATCAAAAGATCACGATGCCCACGCTCGGGTCGTTGAACGCTGCATGATCTATGCATCTTATCCCTCAGCCCACAATAGCTATCATCGCAATGGCGGATCACTTGGTGCATGCTTTAAATGCAGTTTTACTAACGTTCATCTCATCATTGCTACTATGGCAGGATTTTCCAGCGAGAAGAAAAAGCAAAGAGTCTGTCAATATATAAAGGTCAACGCGCCTCATTACAGATATTTAGTTATTGCGAAACCAATGGGTTGATTTGTGAAAAAAGTAAATATAAGTTATGGGGTGCTCTATGGCTGAATTACAGGATGTTTACTTATGAAATCTTTAATTCATATAGGTTGTTGAAATTGAGGATAAAAATAAAAAAATATTGGGTGAAGCCTATGTATAACAGCGAAGGGAAAATTGCTGACGCTCTATATGAGATTCTGAATAAATGAAGCGTGCTATTTTATGGCTGATTCATTCATTTTTCTATTTAGTCCCTGCTGCAGTTATTGTGGCTGGCGTGTATATCTTCATCTGCTTTGTTCCGCAATATGCAGCACTTCTTAGTTTTGCATGGGTTATCGTAGTTTCTTATGTGTATATTAAATTTAACCGATGGTATTGATAAAATCCTGACATATTAGTGAGCTTAAAATTTGAGTGGAAAAGCGAACGCAAAATAACCCTACTAGCTTAAGGTGCCCGGCCTCACCCCCAAACCCACTTCCCTCTGCAAAATCTGCAAAAGCAGAAACAACCCTGCCAGCCTCGCACCCAAAGCTTACCTGTCATTTTGTCATCACCGCGGTTTGGCTTATCCTTAAAGCTTCAATCAAAAGGAGCATCGTTTATGAAAGCGGCAATTGCTAACAGTGAACACAAGGTTGAAGTGGTTGAGAAGACGCTGCGTCCTCTCAAAACGGGCGAAGCACGGCTCAGGATGGAATGCTGTGGCGTATGCCATACCGATCTGCATGTGAAGAACGGGGATTTCGGTGATAAAACCGGCGTGACGCTGGGTCATGAAGGTATCGGTATTGTTGAGGAAGTCGCGCCAGATGTGACCTCACTTAAGCCAGGCGATCGTGCCAGCGTGGCATGGTTCTTTAAGGGCTGCGGTCACTGCCAATACTGCAACTCCGGTAACGAAACGCTCTGTAGAGATGTCGTTAATGCCGGTTATACCGTAGATGGCGGCATGGCTGAAGAGTGTATCGTCGTTGCAGACTACTCTGTTAAAGTCCCCGACGGGCTTGATCCATACGCCGCCAGTAGTGTCACCTGCGCCGGTGTCACCACCTATAAAGCGGTGAAAGTGTCAGAGGTAAAACCGGGTCAGTGGCTGGTGATTTACGGTCTTGGCGGGCTGGGAAATCTCGCCCTGCAGTATGCGAAAAATGTCTTTAACGCCAAAGTGATCGCGGTTGATGTGAGCGATGGGCAACTGGCACTGGCGAAAGAGATGGGTGCCGACCTGGTCGTAAACTCTGCCAGCGAAGATGCGGCTCGCTTTATTCAGGAACAAACCGGTGGCGCGCATGCGGCTGTGGTAACGGCGGTTGCCAAAGCAGCATTTAACTCTGCGGTCGATGCGGTCAGGGCCGGTGGTCGGGTGGTGGCTGTCGGACTGCCGCCGGAAGCGATGAGCCTGAATATTCCGCGTCTGGTGCTCGATGGCATCCAGGTGGTGGGATCGCTGGTCGGGACGCGTAACGATCTGGCGGAAGCTTTCCAGTTTGCGGCAGAAGGGAAGGTGGTGCCGAAGGTGACCAAAAGGAAGATTGGTGAGGTCAATGCCATCTTCGATGAGATGATTC